TTTATAATTACAGTGATATGGAGTATGTATTCTATAATAAATAAGGTTAAAGGAAATATCGTCTCTGAAGATATAATTAATGAATATAACACTATGAAGCATATTTTAAAAAGTAAAAATATTAAATGAATGTTATATCTTTACCTTGATATTTATTGATATGATATATTAATTTAAACTTACATAATTTATTTATATGTTTATATGAGAAATTAATACCGTTATAATTAGATTTATGAACAGAAATCTTACCAATATCTGTTTTAATAACTATAAAGTTTTTATCAATTGAATATATTTCACCATATATATTTTTTTGTTCTAATAATGTTAATCTTTTTAAAAGTTCATCATTATTATTATTTACAATATTATATTTAGGTATATATCGTTGTTGTTCATTTTTACGTTTATTCACTTGATCCCAATACATATTTTTCCAATCATTAATATTCATTAATTATAAATTTGAATATTATTTAAAGGTAAATAAACTTTAAGTATTGGAAATGGATAATTTATTAAACAGTTTAAATGAATATTCAAATGTATCTAAATTAGAAATAACAAGTGAAACTTGTTGTGAAGATTATACAAACCACAGTGTATCTGAAGAAAAAAGTATATGTCGTGTATGTGGTAATGATATAAATAGTAATATAAGTTTCTTACCAGAGAAATGTTATGATAATAAGAATCAATCACATCATGGTATGCCTGTGAATGAATTATTACCAGATACTAACCTTGGTTCAGTTGTTGGTGGAAAACATTATAGTAATTATAATATGAGATTAGTCCAACAAGTAAATAATTATTCTTCTATTACTTATAAGGATAGATCCGTATTACAGGTATTTACATTAATCGCAGATTGTTGTAAAAGACATGGTATAAATGATAAGATAGTTGGTGAAGCAAAAAGTATATATAAACATATTTGTGAAAAGAAAATATCTAGAGGTTCAAATCGTAAAGGAATAATAGCAGCTTGTGTATTTATGGCATCTAAGAATGTTGGTAATCCAAGATCAAGTAAAGAAATAAGTAAAGTATTTGATTGTGATTCAAAAGTAATTACAAAAGGTATTAAATCTGTAAATGAAATATTAAGAATACATAAATTAGGTGATAGAGTAAATAAAGAAAGAGTTGAATATTCTGATTTAATAACTAGATTCTGTAATAATATAAATATTGAACCAAAACAAATAGATGAAATACATTTATTGGCAAAAAACTTATTAAAAAAATATAAATCTGAATTGTCTTCATGCACTCCTTCAAGCCTATCAGCCAGTTTTATATATTATTATATTTATTTAAATAAATTAAAAATATCTAAAAAAGACCTGTCAGAAAATACACATATCAGTATAGTGACAATACAAAAAATAGTAAATTTATTAAATGATTTAGAAATTAAAAAAAATGAGATTTATTAGATTTATAATTTAATGTTTTCCTATTATTTTTTATCGTATAATAAATATTTACATTATTATAATTATGATTAATATTTAAATTAAATATTTCACATATTAATATAATAAATGGATCACAACAACTACATAAATATCCATTATTTATATTATTAATATTATATTCTTGAATCATTTTAAAATTTTCTTTTAATAATTTATCACTTAGATATTCCGATTGCCACTTAACTTTTGAACAAATTTTATTATTTTTTTTTAATAAATTAATAAATTCTTTAATATTAATTTTTTTATTAGAATTAATTAATTTCATATCTTCATCAGTTAATTTCCTATATATACCGTCCCAAAAACAAGTCATATATATAATATATTTATAAAATTTGAAATAAATTTGATTATATTAAAGATATTAAAATAATATAATTATATTATGACTCAATTCCAGATATTAGATATTTCATCCGATGATATTGAAAAAGATGGTGAAGAACCTGTATTCATTATAACATTATATGGTAAAACTAATATTGTGAATAAAGGGTTTAATAAAAATATAGTATGTCATATTGAAGGATTTAAACCATTCTTTTATTTAAAATATCCTAATAGTTGGACGAATTCATTTATAAAATCTAGTTTCTTTGGTGTAAGATATTTAAATATAGAAGGATATATTCATGATTTATCTAATTCTAAATTACCACCTAAAAGTAAAGAATTTTATGGATATCATTTAGATGAAAATTTTAATGAAAAAGAATTTAAATTTATTAAATTAGAATTTATAAATTATGATAATATGAAAAAAAGTATTCGTGAAATAAAAAAATATTGTGGAAAATATTATCAAGATATTAATATAAATAAAATTAAGAATGATACTAAAGATAAAATAATAGAATTTATAAATTTAAGTAAAGAAAATGAAGAATATAGATTTGATAGTAATTTATATGAATCAAATATTCATCCTATTTTAAGATTTATACATGAAACAAATATAAAACCCTGTGGATGGGTTGAAATAATCAGTGGAAAAGAAGTAGATGGTGATAAAAAAAGATTTAATGTAGATATTGAATATAAATATTTAGATATTAAATATTTAAAACCTATTGATAAGAATGAAATTAATAAATTTATTATTGCTTCTTTTGATATTGAATGTGATAGTTCTCATGGAGACTTCCCAAATCCTAAAAAAGATTTCCGTAAGCTATGTATTAATATAGTAGATAGATATAAATTAGAAAAACCTGAACTAGATAATACTATAATAAAATGTGTAGTAAAATGGTTAAATTTGGCAGAATTAACCGATGGTGATATATATATCGATAAAATACATATTGAAAATGGACCAATATCTAAAAAATCTATTGATAATATGGTGAATAATTATAAAGATGAAATATGTAGATTATTAAAAGATAGTATTATAGATTCTAAATTAAGAGAATTTTGTGTAAAAGAATTAAATAATATATTCTGTAAATTAAAAAATGATGAAAATGAACAAATAATTGTAAAAGGTGATCCTATAATTCAAATAGGGACTGTATTTCATAAGTATGGTGATAAAGAACCATATGATAGAAGTATTGTTGTAATTGGACCACAAAAAGATATGGATGAAAATAAAATATGTAATGATTTAGATAATATAAATGTATATCGTTGTAATACAGAAAAAGAATTATTATTAAAATGGAAAGATTTAATGTTAAAACATAATCCAGATTATATTACAGGATATAATATATTTGGTTTTGATTTTGATTATATAATAAAAAGAGTTGAATCATTATTTAAATGTGAATCAAGTTGTAAATTTAATTATTTCACTAAAAGTATGAATCATAAACATTCATGTGAATCTCATATGTTTTATAAACTAGGAAGATTAATGAAAGATAATAATAAAGATTATTTTAATAATATAGAATTATCTGATCCACCTGTTGCTAGTAATAAGAAAAACCCAGATTTTTGGACATATAAAGAGAAAAGATGTAAAACAGTTACTAAAAGATTAGGAAATCAAAATGATGATGAAGATAGTGATTTTATGCAAAATACATTAAAATATATTCATATGGATGGTAGAATAATATTTGATGTTCAGAATGAAATTAAAAAGGGAACTTCATTGGATTCATATAAATTAGATAATGTATCTTCTCATTTTATGAGAGGTAAAATTATAGGAAAGAAAAGATGTGTTAAAGTTAATATTACTTATATTGAAACTAATAATATAGGTAATTTAAAAATAGGGGATTATATATCAATATCTATCTTAACAAAATATGGTGAAATGAAATATAATAACGGAGAAAAGTTTATAATATTAGATGTAAAGGATAATTCTATAAAAATAAAAGGATTATTAAATTATATTAAAGAATATGGTGATAATTTTATAAAAGCAGAATGGTGTTTAAGTAAGGATGATATATCACCACAAGAACTATTTGATGCTCATAAAGTAATGGATCCTATTGAAGGACCAAAAGGAAGAGCTAGAATAGCAAAATATTGTATCATGGATTGTGAATTATGTATTCATTTACTATTATTATTAGATTTCATACCAAATAATATGGGTATGAGTAATGTATGTTATGTTCCTCAAACATTTATATTCTTAAGAGGACAAGGTATAAAAGTTCAATCATTAGTTACTAAGTTTTGTAGTGATAATAATATTAGAGTCCCTACATTAAAACAATTCAAAGAAGAAGAATGTGATAACTCAGGATTTGAGGGAGCAATTGTATTGGAACCTAAAACAGGTATATATTTAGATGATCCTATTGCTGTATTGGATTATGCTTCATTATATCCTACATCAATTAAAGAAAAGAATTTATCACATGATACATATTATGGTGAATGGTCTAAAGTAAAAAAAGATATTGAAAATATGGGATGGATCGAAGAAGAAGATTATAACCGTATTAAATATTTAGATTATAAATATGAACAAAAAGAAGGAACAAAAGTTATTGAGAAAAAAGAAGTAATGGAACTAGATAAATATGGTAAAAAAATATTAGATGATAATGGTAATGAAATACATAAAAAAATAGATTGTGTATTCTTAACAAATAAGAGAAAACAAGGTATTATACCAACAGTTGTGAGCGAATTATTAAGTGCTCGTCAAAGAACTAAGAAATTATTAAAACTAGAAAAAGATGAAGATAAAAAGAAAGTATTAGATGGTTTTCAATTAGCATATAAATTAACAGCTAATTCAGTATATGGTCAATTAGGTGCTAAAACATCTAGTATATCCTTTAAAAAGATTGCTGCTTGCACTACAGCGATTGGTCGTGATAGAATTGATGATGCTAGTAGATTAGTTAAAAGTTATGCTGAAGATAATGGTATGTTTGAACCTGATGTGGTATATGGAGATACAGATTCTATATTTGTAAAATTTAGTAGAAATACTGGCGGAAAAGTATTAAAAGATAAAGAAGCGTTAGAATATTGTATAAAATGTGGTATAGAAGCAGGTAAATATATTACAGAACATTTACATAAAGAAAATAAAGAACCACAAGATTTAGAATATGAAAAGACTTTCTGGCCATTTATACTTATATCTAAGAAAAGATATACTGGTGAGAAATATGAATATTCATCCGATTTTAAAGATGCTAAAAGAACTTCCATGGGTATCGTGACTAAAAGAAGAGATAATGCTCCGATTGTTAAATATGTATTTGGTAATTTAATTAATAAATTAATGTATGATAGAAATATAGCAACAACAAAACAATGGTTAGAATATATATTATCAAAGATTGTAAAAGGTGAAGAACATATGAGTATGTTTATATTATCAAAAACATTAAATAGTTATTATAAGAATCCTGATTCTATTGCTCATAAAGTATTAGCAGATAGAATTGGTAGAAGAGACCCAGGTAATAAACCTAAAGCAAATGATAGAATACCATACGCTTATATTGAAATACCTAAAGAAATGGAACAAGAATTTATAGGTTATAAAATGATTCCTAAAAAAATCCCAACTGGTAGAAAAAAAATGATTACTAAAACAATTGATAATGGTTTTTATAAAAATGGAAAACCAAAAACAAAGAAAGTTCGTGTAGAAGAAGGTGAAGAAATATTTAAAACAATACAAGTCCCTGAAGGTGAACCTAAATATAAAAAGAAAAATGTATTACAAGGTGATAGAATAGAACATCCTGATTATATTATTGAGAATAATTTAAAATTAGATTATAGATATTATATATCAAATCAAATAATGAATCCAGTTAAACAAGTATTAGATATTACTATGAGTCCTGAAGAATCTATGTTATTATTTAATAAATTTCTTAAAAAAGATTACAACTGAATTAAATATATAAGATTTAAATTTATAATTATATTTATGTTTTTATATTTTTTTACATTATATATATATTTTTTTTTATATAATATATAATATAAAGGATGTCTTCAGATTCAGATGAAGAATTAAGAAATCAACTAAGAATAGAAAGAATTGCTAAAAAGCATGTAGAACAAGACACTTGGATATTGGATGGTAATTCTACATCAGATGAAGAATTTATAGAGCATTATGCAACTGAACATGGTGGACCAGAAGATCTAATTAGTGAATTTAATAACCAAAGGAGAGAATTAAAAGAATCTATGCCACCAGAATTTAAAATATCTAAATTAGTAGAGGCAGATGGTCCTAGATCTAGAAATGAAATAGAGCGTTTAATAAAAGAACATGATATAGATATTAATAGTGTTTATTTATATGAAAAATTAGGAAAAGGTAATCTAAAACCAATAGAACCTATATTTTTACATATTAAAAGTGCACCAATGTATAAAATGTTAAAAAAATACGGGGTTATAAATATGGCAGGTTTAAATGGTGAAACATTATTACATAGAGCATGTAGACACTGCTATAATCCAGTGATAAAACTATTATTACAATCAGGTATGGATGTAGATGTGGTTGATAACCAAGGACGAACACCTTTATTTTATTGTGGGTCTAATTTTAGTGTATCAGATATATTATTAAAACATGGTGCAAATATTAATCACCAGTCTAATAATGGTAGAAATGTTTTATTGGAAACATTATCACCTGGTAGGGGAACTTGGGGTTTAGAAAAAAGAATAGAACATTTTATAAAAAATGGTGGAGATATTAATGCCAAGGATAATGAGGGAAATACTGTGTTAAATTATTTAATGGCTATATTTGAGAATGAAATATCTGGAGTAAAGAAGAATATAAGATATAGTGGATATCCAGAAGGAACAACTCTACAAGATATTTATAATAAACACCTACCTGCTATTAATAATCTATTTGAACATGGTTTAAGTCCATTTAATAAAGGTAAAACATCGGGTAAAATGATTGGAAAAATACCTGCTGATCATTATTATATAGTAAAAGAACTATATACAAATTATCTATGTAGGTTATTAAATTCTAAACAAAAATTAGCATTAGCAAATCTTTTTATTAGAGATAATGAACCTAATTTCCCAGTTGAAGTAATACAAATGATCAGTGAATTATTAGAATTACCATCTGAAATAACAGAAGGTATGAGAAAAGATACTGATAAAGTTTTCTTTAAAATATTAAAAGAATCTATCCAAGAATTATATCCTACATTTGATACAGATGATATGGTAAAAAGATATAAAGAATTACTAAGCACTCCCGGATTAAATTCAAGACAAAAAGAAATGTATCAAAATCAATTAAATAGAAGGATAATGAGTTTAAAAGATAAGGGAATATCTATAAAATCAAGACATGCCAATAAATCTAGGAAACAAGCACGTTCAAAAATAAGGGGTTTAAGTAGACATTCTAGATCAGTTAGTGATAAATCAATACCTAATAAATCTGAAAGAGATTCAAGAAGTGTCGGTTCTAAGAAGAAAATGAAATCTAAGAAAAAAATGAGATCTAAGAAAAATAAAAGAAGATAATTATTTATTTTTTAATAATTTCATTTCTTCTTTTCTGAAAGTGATATCATAGAAAAAAATATAAGAATTATAAAAACTACCAAAAAACCAAATCATAAATTGATATGCTATATAGAATCCATAAAAATATCTCATATTTAAATACATATAATACAAATTAAATGGATTAAATATAAAAAATGGGTTATACATATATAATATTAAAATAAAATATTGTATAATATATAACATGGGATTAATAGGAGGGGGAATAAAAAAAGGTATTCAGAAAGTATTTCCAACTTATAATTTTATTCATATATTTTTATTAATGTTTGTAATTATATTAATAAAAATGGTATTAGTAAAATATTGTTATAATGAAGTAATGCCTCGAATAATGAAAGATGATAAAGTATATAAATTAACATATACAGATTCATTATTATTAGTAATTTTAGTAAGTAGTTTAATTTAATCAAAGAAATCTTTAAATTTTAAATGCTTTTGTTTTTTTAATATCTGGAAAATATCAATATCTTCTTCTGAGAAACATTGATATTCTTCGTTCATAATATAATTTATACAAAAATCCACTGTTAATTTTTGTGTATCTAATATTGTATTTAAATCTAATTTATTAATATTTTTAATTAATATATCTATATTAAATTTATTATTATATAAATCCATATTATTAATATTTAAATTATTATCATTCATTATAATTATATTTAATAAAATAATATATATATATATTCAAATTTAAATATAATGATATAATATATATATATATATATATGAATGTAGAAGAAAATTTTATAGCATTTGGTTGTTGGAATAATGGATATTGCGGTGATAAAGTTAGCAATGGTTTATCAATGGTAATGGACGCATTATTAAATGAAGATAAAAATACAAATAAAATAATTGTATTAGGTGATAATTATTATCCAGGTAGTATTGAATTAAAAGGAAAAGATAAATCTAAAAGTAAATCAGAAAAAAGTAAAGTTAGTAAATCAGAAAAAGGTAAAGTTGGTAAGAAAGATAAGAAAAGTAAGAAAGGAGATGTTAAGATAAAGAAATTGAATAGAAGAAATCTTATGAAAGGATTTGATTGTTTGGCTCAAGCGTCAGATAGTTTAGATGCTGAAGTATATTTATTAACAGGTAATCATGAAACTGATAAATTATTAGATGATATAGATGTAGAATATACACCTGAAAATATTGAACAAAATAGTTATGATTGTTTATCATTAGAATTACAAAAAGAAATAGTTGTAGATAATGCTAAATTTAATTTAATAGGTTGGGAACCTACAGGATTTAAATCAGATTCTTCTGAACAATTATCAGAAGAAGGATATTTTGATATAAAACATACTGATTCAATGATGTATATTTATTTAGATACTAATATATATGAGGATGAAGCCAATGTATGTGGTTTAGATCAGGATATATTAAGAAGAAATGTTCAAAGAAAAATAATAATAGAATTAATTAAACATCCTGGAAAAAGTGTTACATTTTTCGGACATGTTCCATTATTCACATGTAGATTGAAAAAAGGAGAAAATATAGGTTCATTATGTAATAATAGTGAATTAATTTTTAAAGATATATTTAATCATTCAAAAATATCAAAATTATTATTAAATACTAAATATGTATATTATATATGTGCGGATACACATTATTATCAACAGAGTATGATAACATTAACTAATGGTTTAGTATTAACACAATATATTGTAGGAACAGGTGGAGCTGATCTAGATGTTCATAGTGAAAATATTGGTATATGCTTACCAACATCTATAGTTAAAAAAGGAAAAAGATTACCTATACCCAATACACATATATCTGAAAGTTATATCATTCAAAATGAAGATACATTCGGTTATTTGAAGTGTGAAGTATTTGATGGACAATTAAATACTATGTTTGTGAATGTAGATTATTATTCTAGATTACCTAAAAAAATTAAAGGTTCTAAAAGATTAAAAATAAAAAAAACATTTAAAAAAAATAAATCTAAAAAATATAAAAAAAGTAAAAATAAAAAAATAAATAAATAAATAAATAAAATTTGAAATATTTATTTATAAATAAAATAAATATATATATAATATTTGAATGGCTGATATAAATAGTATGAATAATATTAATATGGGGGGAAAAACAATTAAAGAATTACATAATTTATGTAGATTAAATGATTGGACTGGTTACAGTAAATTAAATAAGGGTGATCTTATTAAATTTTGTGAAAAGAATCAGGAAGAAGATAAGTTAAAATGTAATATTTGTAGAAGAATGTTTTGTAGTTGTAAATTAAAACAAGGAACAGTTCATATTATATGTGATTTTTGTGGTGATAAAGGCCATGATTTATATAATTGTATAAAAAAGAGAGAAGAATCTATGAAAGAATGTTTTGAAGACCCATTTATTTCTAATGATACTTCTTATGATATAATAGATGAAGAATATTATGAAGAAAATATAAATAATGAAGAATGTAATGAAGATAAAATGGGTTTAATATTGGATATACCAGAAGAAGAACTTGCAATACAAACATTATTTGAATTAGAAGATTTATTAAATAAAAAAAAAAAAAAAAAAAAAAAAAAAAAAAAACAAAAAAAAAAAAAAATTAAAAAAAATTAAAAAAAAAAATTAAAAAATAAAAAAGAAAAAAAAAATAATGTAGTTATAAAAAA